CTTACCCTGGTGGCCACGGCCACTATTGAGCGCGTAATAACGCGTCACATAGTCCGCTGTGGAATAAAAATATGTCGGAAAATAGCGCCGCTCAGGGCCTTTACTTTTGACAATTTTATGTTTTCCGGTGCATTTAGCATGTTCATTCATTACCGCGCCGGCGTGGTCATCGTTGACAATATAAATTGTCCGTCCTAATCTCATTTTTAACATTTAACAATCCCAATCTTCTACAGTTAATTTAATGTTGCAATGATCCGCATGCGCCTGGTTGACGTGTCCGCGCATTAGGGCGCAAATTGAATCGATCAATTCCCGGCCCACTAGGTCATTGATAATTAGCGTCGCAAACGGCGCCGCGTCTATTCCCTCTGGCGTGAATGCATTCCCACGGTGGAATGTCACTGTCGTTTTGTCGTAATGGTCCATAATTTCCCCTTAAATAGTGCAGCACCCGCAACATGGTGCATCGATACACCGGCCGCGTGGGTTTCGGTGAAATACCGTGGGCCCGTTTTCACCGTAGAAAATAACGCGGGTATCGCCGGGTTCTTCTAACCATGCCCGGCGCGTTACCGTGTCGAATTTAATATCATCGCCGGGGTTTATCCTGGCGCCTGATTTACTACAGTGGCCAGGGTATTTGGCGCGCATGCTTTTGATCATTTGGCGCCCTCTTCTAATAGAATTTTCTTAAGAAAAGGGATTGCAAAACCCGTTAAATTTGACAATTCTTTTAACGTCAAATTTGGGTTATTGTCATATATGCGCTTTATGTCTTCGAATGACAAACCGTTGAGTGATCTTTTTAATGTATAGCTCATTTTGCTAACCTCAAGTTAATGACGCGATGGCGCGCGCCGTGGGCTGGGAATCCTACAATTGTGGACCGTTGACGTTGACACAATTGACACGTCGCGCACGATACATCGTCGCGCTGGGTTGCTGGGCAAACCACCACCGGGCGGCCGGCTGGGGTTTTTGTGTTTTCGTTTTGTGTGCTGGGCAAAACAACGACGACGGGCCCGGCGTTTTGGTCGGCCAAATAATCGGCGTCGATTAGATCATTAGCCGATAAATTGACGGTAAAGCCCCAAGCATTCGCGTGGCGAATCCATGCAATGCTGGCCGCGTCGCGATGATGCGAATAAGTGAAGCCACGTTTGCCAGCATTCGCGGCCACTAGTTCGCCCAGCTTTACGGCGTCGATTGTCCCGTTTTGCTGAGGCAAATCACCGGCTTGGTTATGGCGCCACAATTGCCCAGCGGGTAACGCGTCGATTGTGCTGCAAAATTCGGCCCACGATGTACCGCGTTTTTTATCGCTAACGGCGGCCCAATGCAAGGCCAGCGGACCACTGGCGGCGTAACATTCGCCGCGCATGCTGCAATCACTGGGGCAAGAGTCGCGTTCTGTAGTGCTAACGGGAATCGGGCCGGTTTTGACGTTTGCGCTTTTAAGGGTTAGATGTGCTTGCATGCTCGGCCCCTTATTTGGTTAAAACGTCAAAATAAGCCAGGGCGCCGATTAGCAGCGCGCCAGCGACAATGGCCACGGCCAGTAGATCTAGAAATAATGCTTTTTTCATGTTGTTTTGCCTTTAGTTAAGATTAGAGAATAAAGGCCAGCTTTGCTGGCCGGTTTGATTTAGACAATGAATTCAGGGTGATTTGTAACGCCGAATGCCAGGGCATGCGCGCGAAGCGCGTCGGCGCTTTTCTTAGAACGGGCCGCGCGAATGAGTGCAGATATAGCGCGCGCGACGTAGTCAGGGCCTAAGCCAGCAGCGCGGTATTTTGTGATAATTTGCAACTCGCGAATTTCAGATTTAGTCATGTTTTGCCTTTAGGTTAGTTTAAGTTTTACTGGGTTTTTCGGACCCAGTGACGCTATTGTAAGGCATTTTCGTACACTGTCAACACCTATTTGCAAAAAAGTGACAATATGCAAAAATTGCATAATTTTGGGTCATTTGGGTTAGGGTTAGGTTATGGATTTGGGCTGGCATGACCCAATCGCAAAGCGGCGCAAATACTGGGTTTTACTATGCTTTGGGTCATTTGGGTCATGGTTTATAGATAACATCAATAATTTATATACTGTATATATAGCCAGTAGGGTTAGTATCTAGGAAATCTCACCCGCGAACGCTCGCGCCTTCCCGCACCAATTTTTCTGGCATGACAAAATGACCCAAATGACCCAAAGCCTGGGCGCCAGATCTTTGCGTTTAGGTCATTTAGGTCATGCAAAAAACAATGACCCAAATGACCCAAAGCATGGCCATGCTGGCGCCAGCTTACAAATAAAAAACCATGACCCAAATGACCCAAATGACCTAAACGATGGCCATGCCGGCGCCAGCTTGCAGCATGCGCACGGTGGCCGCTGGCCATGCCGGCGCCGGGCCGATGGCAAAATACCCACAATGCCAGAAGGGGTACCCCAAGGGCCGGCGGCAAGGGCCTAGTGAAAACGGTGGACTCGCAAACAATTTTTTATTTTTTAAAAAACGGCATACAATCCCAGCCACGTGCAAAGCATGGAGAGCTTATGTTCTATTCAATACCATTTACACCGCGCAAGGTCGAAGCGACAGAGTCGCGTTTGAAGGCGGTGTATGACGCAGCCAAACTTGGCCTCAAAGGCGACGCCTTGGCACTCGCCGCAGGCATGTTGCCCACCGAATACCGACAACTCACGCAACTTGACCCCGTGGTCGAGATGGCCGCGCAAAAGGGCAAAGCAGACGCTGAGATAGAGATGGCCAACGTCTTGCGCAGCGCAGCGCTCCAAGGCGACGCTAAGTCAGCGCTTGAGATCCTCAAACATCAACACGGCTGGGTGGCCAAGCAGGCCATATCTGTCGAAGTCGACCAGCGCATATCCATCACAGGCGCACTGGCCGAGGCGCAGAAGAGAGTGTTAGATGTGACCGACATAGAAATAATCGAGGCACCCACGCATGCAATCGACCATATACAGCGCTGAAGACGAACAAGAACTGATGGCGCGTTTATGGGCGCCGGCAATCAAAGACAACCCACTGGCGTTTGTCATGTTTGCGTTTCCTTGGGGGCAACCTGGCACGCCACTGGAGCATTTCAAAGGCCCACGCAAATGGCAGCGTGAGGTCTTGTCAGACATCGCGGCGCACATCAAACAGAACCAGGGCAAGATTGACTTCGACACATTACGCCACGCCGTCTCGTCTGGCCGTGGTATTGGTAAGTCGGCCTTAGTGTCATGGATCACGATATGGATGCTGTCCACCCGCATAGGGTCAACGACCATCATCTCAGCCAACAGTGAATCACAACTGCGCTCTGTCACATGGGCCGAGATTACCAAATGGCTGGCGATGTCTCTTAACAGCCACTGGTTTGAAGTCTCAGCCACACGGCTGATGCCAGCCAAGTGGCTCACGGAACTGGTCGAGCGTGATCTTAAGAAAGGCACCCGCTACTGGGGCGTCGAGGGACGGCTTTGGTCAGCGGAAAACCCCGACGCTTACGCGGGCGTCCACAACTTTGACGGTGTGCTGGTGGTGTTTGACGAGGCCAGCGGTATCGACGACAGCATCTGGGCTGTGACAGCGGGTTTCTTTACTGAGAACACGCCCAATCGTTTCTGGATGGCGTTTAGCAACCCACGCCGCAACACGGGGTACTTCTACGAGACATTCAACAGCAAGCGTGGTTTTTGGACAACAAAAGTCGTGGACGCTAGGACTGTCGAGGGCACGGACAAGCAAGTCTATCAGAGCATCATTGACGAATACGGCCCAGACAGCGCACAGGCGCACGTTGAGGTGTACGGTCAGTTCCCGTCAGAGGGCGACGATCAGTTCATTGGCGCCTTGTTAGTAGACGAGGCGATGAAAAGGCCTAAGTATCAAGATCAGTCAGCGCCTATCGTGATCGGCGTTGACCCCGCACGGTTTGGCGCGGACGCGACAGTCATCGCTATCAGGCAGGGGCGGGACTTGGTGGACATCCGGCGGCATCGGGGCGACGACACCATGACGGTCGTGGGGCATGTGATCGAGGCGATTGAGGAATTTAAGCCCACGCTGGTCGTGATCGACGAGGGCGGGCTGGGTGCTGGCATTGTCGACCGCTTAAAAGAGCAGCGATACAAGGTCAAAGGGGTGAATTTTGGAAATAAATCGACCAATCCCATCATGTACGGCAACAAAAGGGCTGAAATGTGGGGGAAAATGAAAGATTGGCTCAAAACGGCCTCAATACCGCTTGACAGGTTTCTTAAAACTGATCTAATTTCACCTATGATGAAGCCCGACTCCAAGGGTACGATTTTTCTGGAGTCGAAAAAGGACATGAAAGCCAGGGGGCTGGCATCACCCGACGCGGCAGACGCGATCTGTGTGACTTTTGCCTTCCCTGTGGCGCATCGTGAGGCGCGTGAACCCACGCAGCGCCGCACTTATGTGGATCGAAGCGTGGTGACAACCTCTTGGATGGGAAGTTAAAATGCAAAAGCCCGGACTCTACGCAAATATCCACGCCAAACGCGAGCGCATCGCCGCTGGTAGCAAAGAAAAAATGCGCCAGCCAGGCGACAAAGGCGCGCCGACTGCCAAGGCGTTCAAAGAATCCGCCAAAACAGCGAAGAAGAAGTGATCATGCCACTTGTCAAGTCAAAATCACCCGAAGCCTTCCGCAAAAACGTCGCCGCTGAAGTAAAATCTGGCAAACCCGTCAAACAGGCCGTTGCGATTGCGTATTCTGTCAAACGCGCGGCCCCACCAGCGAAGAAGAAGTAATATGGCAGACCCAACCGGCATGGTCGCAGCAGCTAATGTAGCTGCCGGCGGCAAACCTCTAAAAAGTGACTCTGACATATTGACCGTCGCTCGCGCACGCCTTGATATGGCTGTCTCTGCGCTGGCTGAGAGT